GTCCTTTAGAATTTGTTCATATGAAAATTAGATTGCAAGGCTGGCCTGCTTCTTTTGAAAGTTGGCAAGATGCAGTTCCATTTGTGTTAAATTCTAAAGGGCAATTAGTAGTGGGCAATATAAAACAACCAAAGTTATTTCATTATGTTGAAAAATCTTTCTTATCAAAAAAGATTATAACAAAATTAAAAGAGTTAGTACATGAATAATTATTTTGTTTATTTTGATAAAAAAACAGGACAAATTTTGTCAGTGGGTAACGAACCAGAACCTAAATACGAACACGCTATTAAGACATCTTTTGATAAGGTAGAAGGTTTTTTAACAGGGAGAATGAAATTCAAAGATTACTTGATTGGATATAAACGAAATCAAGACGGTGTATCTAGTTTAGATATAGTTCCGTCAACAGATCAAGGATATGCTTTTAAGAATAATGTTTTTGAGTGGATAACAGAAACAGACAAAACAGTCGAATGTTTAGTAAGTTGGAATGGGCCTAAAAAACAATGGCAGTTTCAAATAGATAACAAAATTAAAGATTATTACGATGTTGTAGTTGCGCCTAAGCTGGTATTTTTTATAACTCTAGAAGACGACTTTGACTTTTTAATTAGAACAATTTTTATTAATCTTGCAGATTTAATTTCTTCAGAGTCGTTGTCTTTTCCTTTTGAGAGCAACATTGAACATAAAATAGAGAAGATTTCTGTTAGTTCTAAATTAATTTTTAAAAGTTATGGGTTAAGGATTATTAATGAGTAAAATCAAAATTATTGAACAAGACGTTATTTTTTTAAGTTACGATGAACCAAACGCTGAAAAAAATTACGCTGATTTATTAGAAAAAGCACCGTGGGCAAAACGTGTACATGGAGTTAAGGGTAGTGATGCAGCACATAAAGCATGTGCCGCATTGAGCGAAACTGAATATTTTATCACAGTTGATGCTGATAATATTATTGATCCAAAGTTTCTTGAAGTTGAAGTAGATTTAGACGAATTGAAACTAACTCCTGATCATGTGTTTAGTTGGTGCGGTAAAGTTTATGTTAATGGATTAATGTACGGAAATGGCGGCCTTAAAATGTGGACACGCAAATTTGTAAACAATATGCGTACACATGAAAATAGTGATCCTAATGATACTAAAGGTCTTGTAGAATTTTGTTTTGACGACAAATATTATCAGTTTAATGAAAACTATTCTGTTAGCTACACAAACGAAACACCGTTTCAAGCATGGAGAGCAGGTTTTCGAGAAGGTGTAAAAATGTCACTAGATCAAGGCGCCAAGGTTGGAGACCTTAAAAAAATCTGGTGGCAAAATTATCACAGATTGTTAATTTGGTGTAGTGTTGGTGCTGATGTTAAGAATGGAATATACAGTATTCTTGGTGCAAGAGAAGGCGCAGCATTAACTAACTGTACAGATTGGGATTACAGTAATGTTAGAGACTTTGACTGGTTAACAAATTATTGGAATGAACATTACGAAAATTGCTCAGACGAAGAAAAAGCCAATCAAATTAATTTTTATGGTAATGAACTAAGAGAAAAATGCGGCATTGAAATTGCAAATCTTGAACCGGCGGGAAGTAAGTTTTTTAAGACTGTGTACAATAATACACCAAGGATAATTCGTGGCCGCGTTTGATATTGTTTTTATTAGTTATAACGAACTAAATGCAGAAGAAAATTTAGCTCGTTTAAAAGATCGATTTCCTTTAGTAAAACATGTTAAAGGAGTCAAAGGTATACATCAAGCACATATCGAAGCTGCAAAAAGAAGTTTTACTCCTATGTTCTGGGTAGTTGATGCAGATGCTATCATTTTAGATACATTTAATTTTGATTATGCAGTAACTCCAGAGGAGTACGATATAGTTCATGTATGGAGAAGTCGTAATCCTATTAACGGTCTTGAGTATGGATATGGTGGTGTAAAACTACTGCCAAAAAAACTTACTTTAAATATGGACACATCTAGTACGGATATGACCATGAATATTAGTTCGCAATTTAAAGCAATGGAAGAAGTTAGTAACATTACAGCTTTTAATACTGATCCTTTTACAACTTGGCGTAGTGCTTTCCGAGAATGCTGTAAGTTGGCAGTTATCAATAATGTAGAATCAATAGCTAGATTAAAAGTGTGGTGTGTTTTAAACGAGGATGTTCCGTTTGGATTTTATGCCTATTTAGGCGCACTCGCCGGACGAGCATACGGTGAAAAAAATGCCTCCAATAAGGAGGCATTATTTAAAATTAATGACTTTAACTGGCTACAAGATCTGTGGTCATTGGAAAAATCTCAGCTATCACTTTAGCACAGGCTTTTGCAATTTCTTGATGTTCTAATTGAGTTCCATGTCCACTGCGTAATTCAATAAAGTGTACCCAACTACGCAATGTTCCATTCATGTATAAACGACTTTCTGTAAGTCCTTCTGGTAATACGGCACGGGCTTGTTCTTTTGCTATACCATTATCGATAGCCCACTGGTAGGCCATTCTTGCTTCTGTGATAACATTGTTTTGTCTAAGTTCCCATTCTCGTTGTAAGCGTTCATCATCCGTTTGGATGCTGTTCTGGCGATTCTTTGTGTCTTGAAGTCTAGCTTCTCTTGTAACGAACGCCAAATCTTTAGTTGGGTCAGCATAGCGTTGACTGAATTCTTGGAAACTAAAACTTCTGTGTCTAAGGATTTGTCGGGCAATGTCTCGGGTTGTTGTGATTTCAATACAGGCTGAGACCATTTCAAGTGGGCTCCAGTGCTGATGTTTGATGAGGTATTTGATGAGTTTCTCGGATGTTTCTGTATTGAGCTGATTGCTGGGATTGCTGACACGGGCGCAATACGCAATGAGTTCTTGTGCATCCGAGATGCCCATGTTTCTAAATTCGCCTGTTGGTTGTGAATAGGATAAAAGTTTAACATTCATTTATAGTTTTCTTTTCTTTAAAAAACGTTGGGTATTTTTTTCGATATCTTTTCTTATCTTTTCTGTGTCTAACCGAAAGTCGACGTTATCAATTCGACTTTCGTAATTTCGATAAAGTTCCGAAATTGATCTTTCAAAGGCACCCCAGCCTTTTACATGATCGTCCTTTGTTATTTTTACTTCCCAAATTTTACCGTCTTTAAATGTTATGATAACAGCATGGAGATACCGTAAGGGTAGAACGTTTAGTTTTACCTCTCCAAATACTTCTGGCCAACAATCGACGACTTCTTTGGGAAGATGTCTTCCCTGATCAATCACTTGGCTTTTTTGGTCGGAACCAACTCCTCTGCTTTGCGACGGAATTCTGCGGCTTGTTTTGCTAACTTATCTGCTTGACTACGATAGAACTTTGCTTCAGCTTCTGCGCTATCAAATGAAGTCGGTTGTGCAGTTGATGCTTTTGGTTCGTCTGCTGGTAGTTCTTTAACAGATGCAACTTCTTTAGGAACATCGCCACTATCTGGTTTGATGTGCAAGTCGTCGACAGCTACACCACGTTGTTCAGCAATCAATTGGTTTAATTCAGATAACAAAATTGAAGTTCCAATAACAGGAGTCATTTCAACTTGTGCTGTACTTACTTTTACTAGTCGTCCATTACCGTGTAAAAATGGTAACATACGGCTTCCATCTGGAAATTGTGTACGATCTAGTGCTTCAGCAAATTCATATGCCTGCTGTGCAGCTGGACTTTCTACTAGATTAATAATTGCATTATGATATTCGTCAGGTAAATTTTCTGTTGGAATAACTAAACAACTATATGCATCTCCAGGTAGTGTTCTGAAAGCTACAAGTACTTTTTTACCTGTATCTTTAATTCTACCTACGTGTTTTAAATTTTGCATAATTATGCTCCTTGTTTAGATGCGTCTGCTTGTTTAGCAACTGTATCTAAGAATGTAGTTAATTTTGTATATGTTTGACCTACAACAGTCATCTCTCCAGGTTTAAATGCACCTCGAGAACTAGCAATATCAATGATAACTTTCATGGCATTAAGATCTTGAATAGTTAGTTCATTTGGATCTGGTTTAGCACCAGCTTGTTCAGGTGCTTGAACCGATTCTTTTTGTACGTTTTCAGTCATGGTATCTCCTTATAATGTACTAATATAATTATCTCGTTTGAAGTAGGGGACAGGCAATCGTGAAGAAACTGAGCTCTTTTTCAGACTCAAATCCAATACGGGTAGTATATACGATAGTATTTGTGTTATCTAAATCTAAACCTTGCCCTATGTAGTATCTGCTATTAAGATTATGCTTGATCCATGTATCTAAATTTTTTAATAGTGTAGGATTGTATTTGTCAATAGTAGTATACTTAAAATGAGGAGCGGCAAACTCAACCCTGCGTAAGTCAAAATAATTAAGAGGATTGGGTTTGCCGTTTTTTAAAGCCATTATGCAAGTTCCTTAACTTCTTCATAGTACGCATATTCACCAAACGGAGGAACAACAGTATTGTTTCCATGGATGATAAAGACTGTATCACAGTACAATTCGTCACCCCAAGAACCATAAGGATATCCGTCTGTAAACATGATAAACTTTTTAGGTTGAATTTGATTTTCTTTCATGTATTCCCAATTGACCATGAACTCGGTGCCACCACCGCCCATTGGTTCATAGTCCATAAAGGTATCCATGTTATAGCCATCAAAGTCTGCTTCGTTATAGACTTCAGTATCAAAGCACCATACTTTAATTTTAAAGTCTTTATATTCTTCCATGATGCCTTTGATTTCGCTTAGGAAGTCTTTAGCCTGTTCATCGCCGATAGAACCAGACATGTCAATTGATACACAAATATCAATAGTTTCTTCGTAGTTAGTACCTGGCAAAATTGCACTCATGTGCCAACCCTTACGATTAGGACGCATAAAGGTATAGTCATTTTTAATAGTGCTTTGGATTTGCTGACGTAGAATTTCACGCCAGTTCATCTTAGGTTCAGTTAATTCTTTAATCATGCGTTGGATGCTGGCAGGAACATTACCTGCCCCTGCGGCTTGTGCAGCCTGCATTACAGCTTCACGCATTTCATCACGAATTTTTTTAAGTTCTTCTTTTGAATACTTTGGTTGCCCGTTGCCTTCTTTGCCATCAGGATCCAAATGCTCGTCAAGCATTTGACCTAAAGCGGCCAATTGTTCTTCGTCATATTTTTCGTAAATTTCGTCATACACTTGTTCAGCCGACCAACCGTAGTATTTTGTATCGTGGAAAATTTTAATGTCGGGTAGATTGTGATCACCAATTCGATCTCTAACAATTTGACCATTTACAGCATAGTCGCAGGCAATATTAAAGATTTTAGGATCGCGACCTTCACGTCGACCCATATGATCAAATACAGCATGTAGAATTTCGTGTGCAATAACAAACTCTACTTGTTTAACAGTAAGAGGTTCGAAAAATTTACGATTAAAAAAGATGTGGCGCCCATCGGTAGCGGCAGTAGGAAGCCAATCGTCAGCTTCTTTAATTTGCATACGAGTTGCAAGGTTGCCAAAAAACGGATGGCGTAGTAGCAAGCCCACTCGTGCTACAATAATTTTATCAATAATTGGATCGGCATGTGCCATGTTTGCTCCTAAATTTAACTATGCATACAGTATAACAGGACCCGCAGGTCCTGTCAACTTATTGCTTTTCGGTTGCCTGTGCAATGTACTTACCAAATTTTGCATGGAAGTCATCGAAACAGTCGATTTCGTCAGGATCCAACGGCAACTTGTAAGTGCTTAGGGCAAGTTTGGTACCCATAATAACAAGCTCAGTTTCAAAATTATCCATCATAAATTGGAAGAAGTGATTAACTTGTTTGTTCCAATCTTTGGCATTTTTGTCGCAGGAATCTTTCAATTCATAGCACAATGAAACGACAAGCGAGTATTGTGCAGAAATTTCTTTAGAATCCATCTTTTTAACCTTACCTGACAGAATGTCTGTAGGATTAGGCAATTTGCTGGCATGCTTACGATGCGCCATAAACTTAACAGCAAGACCTTCGCCAACAGCACCTGAAGTTAGGTCAGTAAGAGTTGACTCATCAGTATCATCATCAGTAAGCAATTCGCTAACGAATGACCATGAACGAGGAGTAGCAAACGCACGGCTTGCGGATTTAGGATCGAAGTCATAAAGGTCCTTTTTACTGAAAGTAAGGAAACCAACAACGTCTTTGTGAACACGATTTTCAACAGCCCATTCTTGCCAGTCGTCCCAGTCAATAGCCATTTCCAAGTGAACAAAACGGTTTGCCAACGGAGCAGGCATACGATAGGTAACGCCTTTGTCGCTTTCACGGTTACCAGCCGCAACCATTACAACGTTATCTGGAAGTTTGTAAGTACCAACACGGCGGTTAAGAACAAGCTGATAAGCCGCAGCTTGAACAGCAGGTGCCGCAGAGTTCATTTCGTCCATAAACAGAATAATCTGTTTATATTGGCTTGCAAGTTCTGCATCTGGAAGTTCAAGCGGAGGAGCCCAAACCATTTTGCCTTGTTCGGCATCGAAATAAGGAATACCTTTAATATCAGTAGGTTCCCACAAACTTAGACGCACATCAATAACATGAGCCTCAAGTTCTTCACCTAGTTGTTTAATAATGTCGGATTTACCAATACCCGGAGGACCCCACAGGAAAATTGGACGCTTGTTTTTGAACGCTTTACGCAACGAACGTTTTGCGCCTTTTGGTCCAACGGTGCGGCTAAGAATTTCTGCCATTTTATTACCTTTCAAAAAATATACACGGGGATAAACTGTTACGCTATGTATGTATTATAGCACCGAGAAGGCGTAGTGTCAACTAGATTTTTGGCTGTCCAAATCTTTTTGACGCTCATTCATTGCTTTAATCAGTCCAAATTTGCGTATATCGTCCGAAAACAAGTACAGTTCAAAACTCTTTTTTTCGGAAAAAACTGTAATACTTTGGTTTGTAAGATAATATGGGCAATCGATATATCTTTCCAAAAATATAATAGTCTGGGGACTGAGTTCGATTGGTTCGGTAAATGGAACTTCGTATGCTTTAAGTTC